GGTGGGCGTAAGCACTGGCGCTTATTCATATCAGAGTTCAGAGCAGGCCCGTAATGACCTTTACATTTTTGGAGTTCAGGCTTACGCTTCCTGCATTGCATCCACGCTGAGCCAAAATAATGTTTTGCCTCGTGGCACTTATGTTGAGTTTGATACAGAAAAATTCTTAATAGAAAATGAAATTGCCGACAAGATGGACTATCCCGACATGCCAGAAGAAAACACCCAGGAGGAATTAGCGTGATTCGCTTTAATGCCAGCTCTATTTCAATCGATGCAGCAGCGCCAGACGGTACGCCACGGCGCACCCTCACTGGAATTGCAGCGCCTTATAATGTCGTTGCCCGCGTCAGTGATGGCACAGAAATTATGCTTGCCCCAGGCTCACTGCCTGAAGATGGCAAGAATCCCAAGCTTTACATGTACCACGACAGTACCCAGCCTGTAGGCCTTGTGACTGCCCGCCAAGACACGCCAGAAGGCATGCTTTTTGAGGCTCGTATTTCCAGCACTGTTGCTGGTGATGAAGCTTTAACGCTTGCCACAGATGGCGTACTCGATTCAGTCTCTGTAGGAATTAGCGCTACAGAATTTTCATACAATGAAGATGGCGTGATGGTTATCACCCAGGCTGAATGGCAAGAGCTCAGCCTTGTGCCTCAGCCAGCGTTTTCGGGTGCTACCATTGAAAAAGTTATGGCGAGCATCCACCAAAACCCCGACAATCTAGACAATAATCCAGATATCACCGAAGTTGAGGAGACAGAGGACATGGAAAAGACACCAGCACCAGAAGTAGTGGAAGCAGCAGCCATTCCAACTACGCCAATTTTTGCAGCTGCAAAGCGCGACTTTGTTTTGCCTTCAGCTGGCGAATTCATGGCCGCTTATCACATTGGTGGCGACACTTTTGCAAACATGAACAAGGCAGTAGCCGATTACACAGCTTCACAGCGCACAAGCTTCCAGGCTGCAGCTGGTGATGTCCTCACCACTGACACCCCAGGCTTGCTTCCAGTTCCAGTGCTAGGGCCATTGGTTCAAGACCTGAACTTCCTGCGCCCAGTAGTCGAAGCAGTAGGCGCTCGCGCTTATCCTGACTCAGGCCAGTCCAAGACCTTCGTGAGACCCACCATCACAACTCACACAGATGCAGGGGTGCAATCGACAGAGCTCTCAGCAGTTACCGCTCGCACAATGGTTATTGCAGCGAATTCGGTGGCAAAAAGTACCATCAGTGGGCAGGTGACCCTCTCCCAACAAGATGTTGACTTTACGAGCCCCGCAGCAATGCAGCTCATCCTCAATGACCTGATGGGAGAAGCAATGATTGCTAGCGACAACCTCGCTGCAGACAATCTCCTTACCGCAGCTTCAGCATCAGGCGTCTGGGATGGCACAGTAGCTGACCTTCTCAAGAGCGTTTATGACTCAGCAGTAGACATTTCGAATGGCCGTAACTGGACACCTACTCATATGTTCGTGTCTCCTGATGTGTGGGGCCAGCTTGGACAGCTCGCAGACACCACCGGTCGCCCAGTGTTCCCATTCATTGGCGCTGGACTCACAGGCCAGAATGCACTTGGCGGCGGAAATGCAACCTCTTGGAACGGTACGCCTCTCGGCTTGCAACTTGTCGTAGACAGCAACTTTGCTGCAAAGACAATGATTATCACTCGAGTAGGTCAAGGCCAAGGCGATGCCTATGAGGCGTATGAGTCCATCCGTGGATTGATGTCACGAGAGGAACCATCAGTTTTGGGCCGCGTAATGAGTTTCCATGGCTATGTGTCGACTTTCGCTGCAATCCCTGGAATGATTCGCAAAATTACTCAGGCCTAGTCAGAAAGGCGGGTTACCGCTATGGCTACCTACAGCGTTATTTTTCACCAGCGTTTAGACAACTACGCAGTAGTTCAGACACTGGAGAACACGGATATTGCTATCGGTGAATCCATCACCCTTAGCGGGTTAGGGCATGGGCTAAACGGTACGCACACTGTTTACGCCCTGCCCCAGTACCTGTACATAGGTACAGACACTGAAGGCAATATCGAGCTAGACGCTAATCAGCCTTTCCCTAATCAGGTCATGTTTTATGACGAGGGTTCAGCTCTAGAGAGAAGCGCTGCAATCCCGCCAGGGACTTTGGTCTACACGCAAACTTGTACATGGGTGACCAGTGCGCAAGTACAGCTGTGGCTCGGTCTTACGAGCCCTACGGCCGATGAGAGCACATTCCTAGCTCAGTGCGTGAGTGCTGGTAATCAGGTTGCCTATCGGCGCAGGCAGGAAGCGGGCTATTTTGACGCGCTCGCTACTTCTCCCTCAGGAGATTGCACACTCGGTACCATCATGCTTGCCGGGGCCTATTACAGACAGCGTGGCAGTATTGACCAATTCGCAAGCTTTGACTCAATGGGCCAAGCCATCACCACTAACGCCTTTACGCCGATGGTTAAGCAGCTTCTAGGCATTGACCGCCCAGCGGTGGCCTAATGGCTTACACAGACCTTTTTAACGAGGCCATAGATGACCTGGCAACCACACTGGCAACCATCACAGGGCTCAGAGTTGTAACAGACCCCAGAAACCTAAATAGCAACTGTTGTTTCATTGACGCGCCATCCTTTGAGGCGCTCAATGACCACATAGTTACTATGACTTTCCCAGTGCGCATCATTGGCATTGGCCCGGGCAATCTAGACACCCTGCGCCCATTGCTTGCCATTTCAGCATCATTGCTCGGCAAGAATGTAGGAGTAAATAGCGGCACCCCAGCTCTGGCTTCTATCGGTGGCCAAGAGTTCCCCGCTTATGACCTCAGTATCAGAATGCAAGCACAGAATCTGTGATGCACACAAAGACCGTTAAAATCTGCAATAATCTACACAGCACAGGTGCCCCGACTCACCTACCAACTAGGAGTTAAAACATGGCTACCAGCTCAACTACATACCTCACGAATCCAACAGTAAACCTGGCGCCAACCACTGGCGGGGCCAAGGTTGATTTAACTTCTGTAACTTCTGCAGCGGCAATCACTGTGGGCTTTGACGCATTGGAAAGCACCAGTTTTGGAGATGCAGGCCATGTATTTGTTAAAGGCCTTCAATCAGTCGAAGTAGTGCTCACGATGTACGCCTCCTATGGCGCAGCTTCTGTGGAAGCCACCCTCTGGGACTTGCTCGGCGATGGCACTACAGAAATCACCATCTCACCTGCAGGCGCTACCGAATCCGCTAGCAATCCTGAGTACACAGTAATTAATGCTTTCCTTGCATCCTTCCAGCCCATTAATGGCACATACGGTGAGCTCAGCATGATTGAGGCCACCTTCCAGGGTGGAACTGTTACGCGCGACATCACAGCGCCTTAAACCCCAAAAAGAAAGCAGCCGACAATGCAGCTAACAATGCAGATAGACCTGGGCAATGGCCCAGCAGTTGTCAAGACAAACCTTATGGTAATTGTCAACTGGGAACGCAAGTACAAGCGCAAAGCCTCACAGCTAGCCGATGGTATCGGCATGGAGGACTTAGCCTTTATGGCTCACGAGGCCGCCAAGCTTGCCGGTATTCATGGCATCCCTCTTATGCTGGATGACTTCATTAAGCAGCTGGTGTCACTCGAGGTGATTGACCAGGAGGATGAAAACCCTACCCAGGCGGCACCTACCGACATTCCCTAGCATCTCTGCTAGTTGAGTGCGGGTATTGGCCGCCTGACATCCCCTTTGACATTCCCGACTTGAATACCTGCATTAGTATCATTAATGAGTCAAGGAAGAAAACCAGATGAGCGTAAGCGCCAGCACAGAAATTTATGGCCTGAAGGCGGCGCTGGCTGAGCTCAATAAACTTGACTCTAAAACCAAGTTTCAAGCTGTAAACAAAATCAAGGCCTCAGGCTCTGAGATGGTTAATCGAGTCGCAGCCACTTACCCAGACAAGGCTCCGCTCTCTGGCATGGCCCCTGGCCGTAAAAGCGCAGGCAGGCTTTCCTATGACCCTACGAAAGTGCGCAAGGGCGTAACTATCCAGGTGGGCGGGCGCTCAGTGAAGGGCACCATTCCACTTGTGACGCTGACACAGAAAAACGCTGGCGGAGCAATCTTTGACATTGCAGGCCTGCGGGATTCAAGCTCTGTCTTTGTGCGCAATCTCAATGCCTACTACGGCAGGGCTCAGCGCGGTATGTGGCGTGAAGCCAAGTTTATTTATGGCCAGGCAACGCAAGACATCCTTAAGGCCATTGAAGAAGTCTTAGCAAGCGTTAATAGAAAGCTGGTGCAGTAATGGCCGTATTTATTCCCATTGTCTCTGAGTTCAATTCCAAAGGTATTGAGAAGGCTAAGAAAGAGTTTGCATCC